TAACAGGGGTTCCTGTGTAGTTTCCGCTAATGCTGATTGTTTTGTTGTTGGTTACCGACCTACCGTAAAACGCAGTCAGATCGTTGATCTTCATTTCATTAAGGTCAATCACCTTAATGGATTTGGAAATTGCCAAAGCGTAGAAGTTATGACGCAGGCCAGCGCCTCCATCCTTGATGACCGTTCCTGTAAATAGCTGATCTGGATATGCCGCCACGGCAGCGTTGAATAGCTGGTTTGGTGTCCACAACTCGCCGCCGATATAGACACGGAAGCGGTCGCCCCTAAATTCAATAGCCACTGTCGCTGCAATTGGCACACCCGTGTACTCTGTGATGACTGTATCGACACCTGAAACCACTTTACGCAGGTTTAGCTTATTCTGCGTGGTATCAACTTCAAAGTAAGTATGGTTTGTGGTGTCCTGCCATGCCACCATGCACTGCTGATTATATTTCTGGAATGGAGTTACGAGACTGCTTAGTGATCCCCCATTCTGAGAAAAATCATACTCAAATTCAACACGGCGAACTGCACCTGGTGCAGCCGATGTTATCTGGTATCCATAAGGCGCTTCTCCATTGAAAGCAGTAGTCATTCGACCCAATCCGCCATCAGCCTTAATAAGCGCAGCCTTACCAGTATCCCCCTGAGCAGTCCATCCAGATCGCCCAGTCAAACTGACGTTTGTGCCATCGAAGTCATCAAAGAACAACGGTGAGGATTGTGTTACCTCGATAGAGACAACACCCGCCCGCATCAGCAACTTAGTCAGCATCCTCATAGGTAAGCCCACTCGTTAGCGCCGACACGCATAATGCCAACCGTGGTGTACTGGGCCGCTGTTGGCGCTGTACCGCGAAGCGTTACCCCTGCACCAGCGGTGAAGCTGACTGCGCCAGCGCCTGCTTGGTAGGCGGCAATAACATCGCGGCCTTTAGTCCCCAATGTAGCGTCATTCGGAATTTTCAAAACAATGGCACTCGTACTAGATGCTTGCACTACAGTTTCAACATCAGCAGACGTAAGTGATCTACTTTCAGCCGTAGGGCCTTGAATATCTTTTGTAGCAAAGCCTGAAGATACTAAATTGGCCTCAGTTTCACCAACTGGGCTTGAAACAACTTGCCCTTCGAAGTAACCGCCCCACGCTTTCAAAAATCGGATTGTCATAGTGTCCTCACTGTGCTAATTGGGTTCCATTGCCACCTGAAGTAGTGACTTGGCCTAGGTTTTTCAGGGGCAGAAGATTGCTCTGCGCTGTAAGTTGATCTGCGCCATGCTTTGGTGGCAGGTTTTCAAGTTGTCGGCATTCGTTGCGAGTCATAACACCATTTTGCACGTTTTTTGCATACAGTTCAGCACGTTGTGTCGGGTTTCCGCGCAATAAGGCATCAAGTGCAAACTCAATGCTCATATTTGAGCGCTGGGAAGCTGTCATTACTCGCTTCCTTGTTGCTTGTTCAATATTAACAAGCATTGGGCGAATGGTCAATTTGTAGAAACCATCCACAATTTGTTCAATTCCACTTCCCCACGTAGTCACATTGGAGTGATGGACAAGTACCGGAGGCACATCAAACCAGCGGCAAATTTCCTCGACGCTGAATTGGCGTGACTCTAAGAGCTGCTGCTGCTCTGGTGACATGCTCAATTGCTCATATTTCATGTTGGCTTCAAGCACAAAAAGCCGTGAAGTTGACCCTTCAGCGAGTCCCGCGAACGATGTTTTGATGGATTCGCGCTGTTCTTTATTCAGTACTTTGTCAATCATCAGCACGCCCGTAGGCTTTCCACCAGTTCCAAACACTTTTGAAGCGCTTTTCTGTGCTTTTGCGGCTTCGTCAGTCGTAGCTCGCATAAATTCCAGTTTTGACAGTCCAATTGTCCCATTGCCTAAATTCTTTAGGTGGAGTACGTTTACATCGGACAAAACCGCAATATCAGAGCCAATTTGGTATTTGTACGTCATAGACCCATCGTCTAAAACGTCAGCCTCTACCTGATCTGCTGGCATTGGCCACATTGCAATGGCTTCACCCTTGATATTTCGCTCAATTCGGGCATATGCATTGCCGCGCAAGTCGTGATTCATAATCATCGCTCGCCAAAACTCAAACGGGGTCATTCTCGAATTGGGGCTTTCGTGGAGTAGCTCGTAAAGTCGCGTCGTGCGTGCTAACTCTTTTTGACCGTTAACTGTCTGATAAGCGAAGAATGGCAACGATGCAATGGTTGAAGCGCGTCGGTCGATACATCCCCAAACTGTGCTTAATTGCAAAGCGCCATCAACGGATATATTTCCAGCATCATCCACAAGTGATACCGACGGCAATGCATTCTGAGTGCCTGGATTCTCAGAGATAGCCCCACCGCCGAACCACCTAGTAAAGAAACTAGCCACCGGATTCACCCCGCGATTGCGTCATTGAGAAAATCATTTATATCTTCCGATTCTGGGTTGAGTGACATTAGAGTCACTGCATTTAACGCGGCCATGAGCGGGTCGATCTTAGCAAAACCCGCAGCTTGCTTGGTAATGATAACCGCATTCCCGCGTGGCTCAATTCTTGCATTGCCTACGCACCAATTCATCATGGGTTGTCCGCCGTGGATTAGGACATTTTCAGCTAACTTTCGCTCTGCCGTTTTTATTGCCCCGGTCATTTTCCAACCTTGACTGATACCTACAATTTTTTCCTGCGGTATATCAGCTTCCACTAGCGCATCCATTATCCCCCCTAGTCCAGAGGGGTCAACGCCGATTTTATCAAGTAATCCAGCGTCTTGAACAGTACTTACGATCTGGGCTACCTCAAAAACATCGTCTCCCATGTTCAAAACAAGGGTCAAATCACCGTCTTTTGCAAAATCATGGAACCTAGCGGCCTCTGATTTTCTGCGCTCCATCACGCTCGGATGTGCCCATGCATGCGTCCATAACAACCATTTACGGGTCTTTCTACACCTTCCAAGCACTGCAAGACCTAATAAATCGTCTAATCCGCCTCCGTCAATTCCAATATCCACAACATCGCAGCGGCTCAATATTTGATCTAAGCTAATACCCCCTGCCTGGGCTTGCTGCTCCCAAAAATCAGCACCTGCCCAGCGGTCAGAGCGTAAGTTTAGGCCAATCTCTACATTCCCATGTTTTGCCAAAAATCCACGGAATGATTCTTCGCCTCCGAGTTCTGCCTTCTTAAATTCTCGCTCTAGAAACTGTTTATCGACGGAATATCCAATATTAGGATTCACTAAGGCTAGATTCTCGACCTTCAGGTGGTCTTTAGATTTCACCATCTCAGGCGGATGTTCAAAAATGATAGGTACAAAACCTGGGTCTATGATCTTCCCGTCACGGACATCGCGTGCATATTGCAGTTTTTGCTTAAATACCCCTGCTGGCGGTTCATCGGACTGGGTTGTTAGCCAAATAACGAAACCTTCAGGTCGTGATGCAAGACCCCCAAGGGCCTCCCTAAACATGTTCTCTGCTCCAATCATCTTTCCGAATAAATGGAGTTCATCAATCAGTGTCCCAACTGACTTTTTACCGCCTACCGTATTTTGATCAGCCGCTAATACCTTAAGAGTCGCCCCACTTTCTCGATGCGTAATAGTCTTGACGTGGGCCTGCACGTGCATAAGTGCGTCTAGGTCATCATCTTTTTGCACCATATCCCGTGCCGGCGCGTATGCATTGTTTGCAACTTCAACAGTCGGCGCAAGAACTGCATATTCCCCAGACTGTCGCCAGTTCAAAATCAGTGCCGTCATCATGATTCCGGCAGCAATCGTTGACTTTGAATTCTTTTTTGGGATGCAAAGGAAAAATTCAGTTATCAGCCTGCGTCCGGATTCTGGGTCATATGCTCCAAAAATGCAGCGAACGAAGTCAAACACCCATGGTGCACAAGATTCCCCAAATGTTGGGCTTCCTGGTGCATCTACAATTTTTAGCTCTTTGAAAACTGCTAGTGCTTTGTCAGCTTCGTCAGGAAATATTGGCGGAGGAATGATTGATTTTCCAGCCTTAATCCTTTCAGCCCAGTCTAGGCAGGCTGTATCCCATACCTGAGTCACTTAACCATCCGAAGAGGCGGGGCTGATGCACCGAACTTGCCAGTGGAGGCTTTCTTAGCCTTTTCTGCCTTTTCGTCTTTGATTCCCCCATCACCCTTTTTGAGGTGCATGTACTGCGCAGCACACTTTGCAGCCTCTAACCGCAGCTTATCGTCTACGGATTCGCTTCGCATGACAGATAGCAAAAACTCCAACGGCGTTACCCCGGCGCTAGCTTCAATCACTGATTCGCCATCCTGACTGATATTCGTCAAGATTTCAGCAGGGATAGTGCATTTTGATTCTTTTGTAGCGGGTTTACGCCCTGCGCCTGGGCGGCTTCCCCCACTTCGTCCTGGTTGTCCTGCCATGTTTTCCCTTTTGTTATTTACCGAAACGTTCTCTAGTTTCGGTTTTCGTCTTAGCCAAGTGGCATTCTATACACCTAACCTTCAGATTGGTGAGGTCATTACTTCCACCCTTTTCAAGCGGTATGTCATGGTCTATTTGGTTTGACATGCTTATCAAGCCGCAGTCAACACAAGCAAAGCCCCCAGAAACCAAAACACTTCTACGTATTTTCATCCATGTGTCGCCGCGCAGTCTCGGAGTCGCCCCCGCCTTTGTATCAAGCAACGGAATACGCCTCGTAACGATAGACTGCAAGCGGTCTTGTAGCCGTTTTGGCCTTATTTCTGCCACTCTATATAACTCCTAGTTATTTGAAACCGTTCCAATAGGGGGTTTATTGTCC